ATAAAAATGGAGACAGAATTTATGGAAACGTCTGCCTTGAAGTATACTTGCCCTCACGAGGTACATGCCTTTTACAGCATGTCAATCTCGGTGCCTGTGAAGTTGAAGACATCCACACAGCTTTCTTTGAAGGTATGTCCGAACTGTGCAGTCTCCATGGCCGGACAGGTGTTGGGGAGACTGGAGAGTACCTTCCCTCCGAGACAGACAGACAAGTTGGTTTAGGAGTATTAGGTCTAGCTAATTTATTAAGAAGACAGGGAGTAACATATGCTCAATTTGGAGAGGCATTAGAAGCAGTAAATATCAATGCTTTTGTACCTTCCTATGCAGATGATTCTCCATACGCCTTAGCTGTTGCTTTAAAGGCTGGTATAGAACAAGCTTCAACAGTAGCTAGAGATAATAATATGGTAAGAGCTTTTGCTATTGCACCGACTGCCAGCTGCAGTTATAAAAGTAAAGATTTGGATGGTTATACATGCACACCAGAAATTGCACCACCTATTGCAAGATTAGTTGATAGAGATAGCGGAACCTTTGGTGTAGAACACTATGAATATGGCGATGTAGAAATCGCTAGTGAAGTTGGTTGGTATGCCTATAAGAAGGTAACTGACGAACTAATGATAATGTTAAATAATACGGGACTTCTTCACGGCTACAGCTTCAACTCATGGAGTGATGTTGTAGAATACGACAATGCGTTCGTGGAAGAGTGGCTGCAATCACCGCAGACCTCCCTTTACTATAGCCTACAAGTGATGGGCGACGTACAGGATAAGAGCGATGCGTATGCAGCATTAGATAAATCCGAAGTCGATGATTACTTGCAGGGAATTCTAAATGAACCTGTAACATGTGACTGTCAAGAATAATGAGAAAACATCCATACCAAAAATTAATAGACCGAAAACGAACTTGGACACCCGTACAAACCACCAAAGGAGAACTAAAACATGGAGCCGAAGAAACCATTTACCGTGCCCTCGCAATACGTCATATGGAGTTACCAGTTGGGGACTTCATATCAGAAGCTCTTAAAAAAGATGTTCCCGAAAACGCTAGAGAATTACTAGAACTAAATGTCAAAGATGAAATCAAACACGACCTCGCTTTGGGATACGTTGCTAACGCTCTTGGGGTTAACGACCAAGCCGAAGCAGAAGCGCTCCGTCTTCGCGATGCGTGGGAAGCACATCCCGACCACACAATTACTAAAGCGTTGGTAGCTGAACGTGCAATATTTTTCGTACTTCTTCCCTTCTTTCGTTTTAACGGCGATGCTGGTCTTAGGACTGTCAGCGCCGACATCTCTAGAGACGAACAAATACACGTGGCCACTAATAGCCTTGTATCTCACGAGTTGGGCTTATCTCCTAGTCAATCTTTGGATAAACTTAGGAAGGCCACCATTAACTGGATTATGGAACCCCTAGGCACAGATACCTACGATAGATATTTGGACAAAAAATTCTGGCTGGATGCCAGCGATCGCTTAATGTATGAAGGTAAAGCTCCTGAGTTTTCCGAAACAAAAGCAGCTCGCATGCCAGCTTTCTTTGAGCACAGTAATGTCAACCTCCCCCAATATGCTTGAGCCATTACTTGGCCCAAACTTAAACTATATCCTTAAAGAACTTGAGGATTTCTACCCACCCTTTACCCCTACTCCAGAAGATACAATGGAAAAAATAATGTACCGCTCTGGGCAACGTTCTGTTGTAGAGTGGATAGCAAACCGATTAAACGAGGATAACTAAGATGGCTTCAGCTAACAAAAAAGGTAATGATGATTGGCAGAAAAGAAAAGCGATAACTGATGCATATACAAAGAGAGGACTAAACTATGCTGAAGGGGATAAGATTGTTGACGATTGGTTAAAGTCAGGAGTTAGTACAGAATCCGCATTAGAAACAATTGGAAAAGCTGGTAGACAAGAATTAGGTACAGGCGCTAAAGGTGCTAACAAAATTCATGCTCAACCTCATCAAGACGAGGACGGAAACTGGCAAGTAGGTAAATATACACCTTTTGGTAGCACGGATCATCAAGCAAACTTCGCTCACCAAAGTGGTCATACACAAGGTACCATAAATTATATAAATGATTTCTATAAAAATTTAGCCGACAAAGACGTCATAGAGAAACATAATCTAACAGGTACTAAGACCTTCACTGGTGCTGGAGACGAAGTCTTTCAATCAGGAGGTTGGTTAGATTTGTTACAATCTGGCGAGATTTCTCAACAAGACTTTGAGAAAAATGTGTTCGACTTTTATAAAGATACAGGAGAAGGAGTCGAACCACCACCCCCACCACGACCTCCATGTCCTACTCCAGATATGACAATTCTTTTGTCTGATGGTTCTACAAAACCAGCAGGAGAATTGAAAGTTGGAGATGAAGTTGATACCTTACATGAGGATACTTTAAATCGTGGTAATCATAAAGTTACTTATGCAGAGATTGTACAATCTTCTATATTAGAACTTGATTTTTCTGGAAGGAAAATTAAATGTTCCACATCTCACAAATTCTATTCTAATAATGAATGGGTTGAGGCACAAGATCTTGTTGTAGGTCAGAAGGTTTCTCTTCTTGAAGGTGAAGTGGAATTTACTGGTTCTACTCCACTTAGTGAAGGGGATGTTGTAAGAATTCAAATTGAAGATGCTCACACATATATTTGTGAAGGATTCTTATCACACAACAAATCACCGCAACCCCTACCACCAGGTGGTGGTGGTGATAACTGGTGGAATCAATGGTCAGATCAAAATGAATTTGGCGACTGGCTGAAGGGTTTATTAGGAGGTCAAAACCAACAAAGTGGTTGGCCTTGGGGAGGTTATGGTCCTCCTGTAGGAGCCGGCGGAGTTGGTATTAACTATGGACCTGGTGGAGGGTATCTATCTGGTGCTACAGGTGGTATCTATAATCAGTTCAATAGAGGATCAGGAGGAGCAGCTAATAGAGCTGCCTTACAATCATTAGGAATTACTTTATAATAAACAATGACAGCTAAATCTAGATACGACTATTTATCAAGCGAACGTACCCAGTTTCTAGACGAAGCGGAGAAAGCAGCGGAATTAACACTTCCTTATTTAATCCAACGGGATGAAACTCAAAAAGGTATGAGGTATCTACCTACACCTTGGCAAAGTACTGGAGCGAAAGCAGTAGTCACTCTATCATCAAAATTGATGTTAGCTCTACTACCTGTTCAAACCAGTTTCTTTAAGCTGCAGGTAGATGAATCTCAACTTGGTGAACAATTCGGACCAGAAGTTAAATCAGAATTAGACTTATCCTTTGCTAAGATTGAACGTACAATTCTAGAAGCTATAGCAGCTTCAAGTGATAGAGTTGCAGTACACCAAGCATTACAACATTTAGTTGTAGCTGGTAACGCTTTAATCTTTATGGGTAAAGAAGGTCTTAAGTTATACCCGCTTTCACGTTTCGTTGTAGAACGAGATGGTAACGGCAATGTGATTGAAATAGTTACAAAAGAAAGGATTTCAAAGCAATTAATTGAAGATCAACTACCACCTGAATTAGAATATGAATCTCCTACAGACGACGACGAAGGAGAGTCAGAAGAATGCGATATTTATACTCATGTAAGACGTGAGAACAATAGATTTGTTTGGCATCAAGAGGTGTATGATCATATACTTCCTAAGTCCTACAGCAAAGCACCAGTTGATGTAACTCCTTGGATTCCATTGAGATTTAATTCAGCAGATGGTGAGAATTATGGTAGAGGTCGAGTCGGGCAATTCATTGGTGATCTTAAGTCACTTGAAGCACTCTCTCAGGCAGTCGTAGAAGGCTCTGCAGCAGCTGCTAAAGTAGTTTTTGTAGTATCACCCTCAAGCACTACTAAACCCGCCACTCTAGCGGCTGCAGGCAACGGTGCAATTGTACAAGGTAGACCTGATGACATTGGTGTAGTTCAGGTAGGGAAGACAGCGGACTTCCAAACTGCTTATCAAATGATAGGTCAGCTTGAACGAAGACTTGCGGAAGCATTCCTTATACTTTCGGTACGTCAATCAGAACGCACTACCGCGGAAGAAGTCAGAATGACACAGATGGAACTAGAGCAGCAACTCGGTGGGCTATTCAGTCTACTTACTGTTGATTTCTTAGTACCTTATCTGAATCGTAAATTAAGTCAATTCCAAAAATCAGGACAAATACCTAAGTTACCTAAAGACATCGTTAAACCTACTATTGTAGCTGGTGTAAATGCTTTAGGTCGTGGTCAAGATAGAGAAAGTTTAGGACAATTCCTAACTATCATATCTCAAACTATGGGACCAGAGGCTGTTCAGAAATTTATTAATCCAGAAGAAGTTGTTAAGAGGTTAGCTGCAGCTCAAGGTATTGATGTATTGAATCTTGTAAGATCAATGCAGGATATACAACAAGAGCAGCAACAAGCTCAACAACAGGCTATGCAAATGGAACAAACGAAGCAAACACCTGGAATGCTTAAGGCTCCTATTATGGATCCTGCAAAAAATCCAGCATTAGCCGCACAACTACAACCACCCACTGAATAACTATGACAGATACATTAACAATGCAGCCGGAAACCCTGGCTGAAGGGGAATTAAATACTGACGAACAAGATTCTCTACAAATTGGAGAAGAATTAGTTGAACAGCAAGACTCTTTAATTTTAGGTAAGTATAAAAACGCTGAAGAATTAGAGAAAGCTCACGTTGAACTTCAAAAGAAACTTGGAGAAAAGGGTAGCGAAACTGAATCCGAACCGGAAGCTGAAGCTGAAGATACATCAGAAGGTGATGCACCTGATGCTGTTGATATCTTAGATCGAATTTGGGAAGAGGGTACGAATAACAATAAAGTACCTCAAGAACTTCTCAATGAATTATCTGGTATGAAAGCTACGGATGTAGCTAAATTAGCTTTATCCTATCGACAAAAGGTTGCAGAAAATCAACCCCCTCCAATGACAGAAGAGATTGCAACGAAATTAAAAGGGTTAGCTGGAGGTCAAGAAGGTTACACGAATATGATATCTTGGGCTAAAGATAATTTAGCTGAACAAGACATTGGATTATTCGATGCTGTAATACAACGTGGCGATCCTTTAGCCTGTCATTTCGCAATTAAATCATTGGCATATCAATATCAAGATGCATCCGGTAAGGAAGGTCAAATGTTAACAGGTAAAGCTCCATCTACAACTGGTGCTAAATTTAAAAGTCAAGCAGAGGTAGTAAGAGCTATGAGTGATCCTCGATACGATGAAGATCCTGCTTACCGTCAAGAGATAACACAAAAACTAGGACGTTCTAACATCGATTTTTAACAAGCATGCCTAAAGGAAAAGGTACTTATGGTACCAAGAAGGGGAGACCCCCTAAAAAGTAAAAGGTTTAATCGTGCCGACCTGACCTATCATCCTCGGCCATTAACCTAATTTATTTTATCTTAATGACTACAACAAAAGAACAAGGTGGACGCTTAAACAGATTTGCTAACGAACCACAAACTGAAGTAATTGCTGTTAACTATTATGAAAATGCAGAAAGAGTTAATGGACAATTAGCTATGATTGGATTTATTGCAGCACTCGGCGCCTATCTAGTTACAGGTCAAATCATACCTGGAGTATTCTAGGTCGACACTACACCGCGCATCCGTTCATTCCTTAATGGAACGCATGAAACCTAACCATGGAACGGGGGTTAGGTACTACGGAGAAGATCTATGAAAAAAAAGATCCAACTAAAGTATCGCGGTATCCCTTATACCAAAACTATTTAAAAAACAATTATGAAAACACTTGCACTTGCCGCACTGGCATCCACCGCTTTAGCGACACCTGCAATGGCCGGACCTTACGTGACCGGATCAGCAGAATTTACAGGATCCGAAGGTAGCTATACTGGACGTGAAGTTCTAGGTCGTGTTGGCTTTGACAAAGAATTCGGTAAAGTTACTCCTTATGTAGAGTTAGGACTCGGACAAAATCAGCCTGACGAAGGTGATTCACAAAACTTGTGGCTCGCTGAAGTAGGTGCTGAAGTTGCTCTTACATCCAAGCTATCATTTGGTGGCTACTACGAGCATAAGAAGTACGAAAATAACGATGATCCAGATTGGAAAGTCAACGTTGGAACAAAGTACAGATTCTAGAAAAAGTAAAGGTTGATTTATTCCTAATTAAAGTAGGGATAATTATTATTCTACAAGTGTTTTATCGCTACCATTATGAAATACTTAGACAGTCCTTTGAACGTGTTAATGCTTATTTTATTAACATTCATAGCGATAGAAGGACTCCACATGTATGAACATGAACATTGTAGAGAATCTAGCAGTTTCATAGAAGAATACTAATGTCACATCAAAACTCAGGAAACCCTGCTTCTCGTACTCCTGTAGTTCCTGGACCTGTTCAGGAAGAGGAAACTGAAGAGAAGAAAGATTCTGACTGAATAGTTGGAGAGGCACCTCAGAGTCGGACCTCTCCTTCATTGGCTTTTGCCCGGCACGCCGGATACCATTAGCCGTCTAGACGGTGGGATAGACCACAAAAAACTGATCAAAAATTTTCAGCTGAAGAACGTACATATCATTTAATTTTTATCAATAGAAAATGGCACATCAAAATGCTAACGAGCCTCTTGCCGATCTTACGCGTCCGGGTCAATCGAATGCGACCGGTGACGCAAGAGTGCTCTATTTGAAACTGTTTTCTGGAGAGATGTTCAAAGGTTTCCAGCGTAACACAATCGCTAGAGATCTAGTTACTAAGCGTACCCTAAAGAACGGCAAGTCATTGCAGTTCATTTACACGGGTCGTACAACAGCCGAATATCATACCCCAGGAAATTCAATACTAGGTAACAGTGACGGTGCACCTCCCGTAGCAGAGAAGACAATCACAGTTGATGACTTACTCATCTCCAGTGCATTTGTCTATGAGCTCGACGAGACACTCGCTCATTACGACCTAAGATCAGAGATATCCCGTAAGATCGGATATGCTTTGGCAGAAAAATATGACCGTTTAATCTTCCGTACTATTGCACGTGGTGCTCGTGCTGCTAGCCCAATCACTAAAGCCAACTTCGTTGAGCCAGGTGGAACACAAATTCGTGTAGGTGCTAACGCAAAAGCTTCTGATGCATATGTTCCTGCCTCACTAATCGCTGCCTTCTATGATGCTGCAGCTGCACTAGATGAGAAAGGAGTTAGTTCTGAAGGACGTGTTGGTGTACTAAACCCAAGACAGTATTATGAATTGATACAGAATGTTGGCGACAGCGGACTGGTCAATCGTGATGTTCAGGGTCAATCACTCCAATCTGGTCAAGGAATCATAGAAATTGCAGGCATTAAGATCTACAAGTCTATGAACATTCCATTCTTCAGTAAGTATGGTACCAAGTTTGGTGGAGATACTGCTGTAATTCCTAACATCACTGATCCAGGTAATACTGGTTCATTCACCAGCGTAACAATGGAAGACGCTGCTGCTGATGTAACAGGAATCAACAACGAGTATGGTGAAGAAACAGAATTCGCTAACTCTTGTGGACTTATCTTCCAGAAAGAAGGAGCAGGTGTAGTTGAAGCAATCGGACCTCAGGTTCAAGTAACAAGTGGTGACGTTTCCGTGATTTATCAGGGTGATGTTATTCTTGGACGCTTGGCAATGGGTGCTGATTACCTTAACCCAGCTGCTTGCGTAGAACTTGTTGCAGGTGCTGCTGCCGGATCATCCGGAAACGCTGCATTCTAATATCAGTTTCTATTTACATAAGGGGACCTTCGGGTCCCTTTTTTTTATTCACATAACTTTATTATGGCTTTCCCTACCACTAACGCTCAGACTGAGCTTGTAGCTATTAATTCAATTCTGGCGTCTTGTGGGCAAGCACCAGTTACTACTCTAGATCAAACCAACCCGGACGTTGCGCTTGTATACGACACTCTATTAGAAGTTAATAGAGAGGTTCAGGCTGAAGGCTGGAGCTTTAACAAAGAATTTGAGTATGAAATAGTAGTCAACAACGACAAGCAGTATGAAATACCTAACAATATGTTACAAATAGATTTATCTAAAGTAGCTACAGGTACAACTATTGCATTAAATACAACTAAAGATGTTGTAAGAAGAGATGGTAAATTATATGACCGAGCTAATCATAAATATGAAATAGCTGATGCAGCTGGTGATACATTAAAAGCAGATGTTGTTTGGTTATTTGATTGGGTTGATCTACCACAACCAATTAAAGATTACATAACTGCTAGAGCTGCTACCATTGCATCCAGTAGAATCGTAGGTGATTCTAATTTATATCAAATGCTTCAACAGAAAGAAGCTTACACTAGAGCTATGGCTATGGAATACGAATGTAATCAAGGTGATTATACGTACTTCGGACATAGTGGACAAACAAATAATTATATTAGCTACAAACCGTTCCGTGCTCTTTATAGATAATGGCAGCTGTAACCCAACGAATTAATCACTACTTAGGTGGTGTATCAAAACAAAGTGATAGTAAAAAACAACCAGGTCAAGTTACGGAATGCATTAACGGTAATCCTGATCCAACATTTGGATTAACTAAACGACCTGGTTTTAAATATATTGATAAACTGGAGACAACTGGTGGAGCTGATTTTACCGGTACTCAATTAGATAATGCTAAATGGTTTTATATCCATAGGCAGGGTGATGAAAGATATGTAGGTTGTGTCACCAATAAAGTAGACGCAACTTTAGGTAATGTTTATGTTGATGGAGTATTAGCAGGTAGTAATGTTAATACTATGAATGATACGATTAATAGTGCGTTTGAACTGAGTTATGTAAATTACAAAGCATTCTTAGGTACTAC